ATGAAAAGAAGTATCAAAATAGCAGCAACAACTGCTGTAGCTGTTTCATCAGCTATGCTTGTTAAAAAAGCAAAAGAAAATAAAGTAGAAGAAAAAGAAAATACGTATCGTAATACTGAACTTGGTAAACATGATAAAAACTCTAAAGGAATTTATTATACAAATGGTAACTATGAAGCATTTGCTAGACCTAAAAAACCTGAAGGTGTAGAAAATAAACAAGCTTATTTGGTAGGTAGTGGACTTGCTTCATTAGCTGCAGCATGTTTTTTAGTAAGAGATGGACAAATGCCAGGAAAGAATATTCATATTTTAGAAGCAATGGATATTGCTGGTGGGGCATGTGATGGCATTTTTGATCCTTCAAGAGGATATATCATGCGTGGTGGTAGAGAAATGGAAAACCACTTTGAATGTTTATGGGATTTATTTAGAAGTATTCCTTCTTTAGAAATTAAAGATGCGAGTGTTTTAGATGAATTTTATTGGTTAAATAAAGAAGATCCTAACTACTCATTATGTAGAGCAACAGTGAATCGTGGACAAGATGCTAAGACTAATAATCAATTTTGTTTAAGTCAAAAAGGGTGTATGGAAATTATGAAACTCTTTATGACTAAAGATGAAGATCTTTATGATAAAACAATTGAAGATGTCTTTGATGAAGAAGTCTTTAATTCAACATTTTGGATGTATTGGCGTACAATGTTTGCTTTTGAAAACTGGCATAGTGCCTTAGAAATGAAACTTTATTTCCAAAGATTTATACATCATATTTCTGGTTTACCAGATTTTAGTGCTTTAAAATTTACAAGATATAATCAATATGAATCCTTAATCTTACCAATGCAAAAATACTTAGAAAAACATGGTGTTGATTTTCAATTTAACAGCGAAGTAACAAATGTTATATTTGAAACATCTCCTGATAAAAAAGTAGCTAAAGTTATAGAATGTATTGTTAATGGAAAAGAAAAAGGTATTACTTTAAGTGAAAATGATTTAGTCTTTATTACAAATGGTAGTTGTACAGAAGGAACAATCTATGGAGATCAAAATCATGCACCTAATGGAGATAGTGAAGTACGTGTGAGTGGATGTTGGAATTTATGGAAAAATATAGCAAAACAAGATCCTGCTTTTGGACATCCTGAAAAATTCTGTAGTGCTATTGAAAAAACAAATTGGGAATCAGCTACAATTACAACCTTAGATGATAAAATTATCCCTTATATTACAAATATCTGTAAAAGAGATCCTCGTACTGGACATGTTGTAACAGGGGGAATTGTTAGTTGTAAAGATTCATCATGGCTTTTAAGTTGGACAATTAATCGACAAGGACAATTTAAACAACAAGATAAAGAAAAAGTATGTGTTTGGGTTTATGGTTTATTTACAGATGCAATTGGAGATTATGTGAAAAAACCAATGAAAGAATGTACAGGAAAAGAAATTACAATGGAATGGCTATATCATCTTGGTGTTCCTGAAGAATACATTGAAGACTTTGCGACAAACAGTGCAATCTGTATACCAACAATGATGCCATATATTACAGCTTTCTTTATGCCTAGAAGAAAAGAAGATCGACCAGATGTTATTGTTGATGGGGCAGTTAACTTTGCTTTCTTAGGACAATTTGCTCATACACCTAGAGATACTGTTTTTACTACAGAATATTCTGTAAGAACAGCTATGGAAGCTGTTTATGGTTTATTAGGTGTAGATCGTGGTGTTCCTGAGGTATGGGGAAGTGTTTATGATATTAGAGAATTATTGGATAGTTCTGTTAAATTGATGGATGGTAAATCTCCTCTTGAAATAAACTTAGGTCCTTTAAATATATTTAAAAAGCCTCTTATTAAAACAGTTAAAGGAACAGCTATAGAGAAATTATTAAGAGATCATGAAGTATTAAAAGATAATATGTAATAATAAAGAGGCTGTAATCTTTCGAAAGTAGTTAAAAATCTACTTACTCGTTACAGCCCCTTATTTTTTAAATTATTGTTGATAGAAAGGGATAAAAGGGAAAATAAAAAAAGCCTTGAAAAATCAAGACTTTTTAATAAATTATTTACAAGCTTCTTCGATAGCAACAGCAACAGCAACAGTAGCTCCAACCATTGGGTTGTTACCCATACCAAAAAAACACATAAAAAACGTGACTGTATCATAGGTATATCATAGGTGGGTAATGAGAGAAAGTCTTGATTTTCCAATACATTTTCCAAAATCAACGTAGGTGTATCATAGGTGTATCATAGGTGGGTTTCTAAAAATCGACTAAAAGGTTGGCAATTTGGGTGGCAAAAAAGGACACCTATTGATGCCCTTTAATTGTATAAGCTTGATGTGTTGAAATTAGCTGTTTTTTGTTGATCCAGTTCGGTGTAAATATCTGCTGTTGTTTGATAGCTCGAATGTCCTGCAAGGGATTGAGCAACCTTAATATCAACACCTTTGTTATAAAGTTGAGTTATAAACATATGTCTTAACATATGATAGTGAAATGGTATTCCTAATTTTTCAGAAGTACGATTAAGAGACTTACGAATTTTTTGAGATTTTACATAATTCATATCTCTACCAAAAATAACATATTCACTTTCAGGGTACTTCCTAAAATGATTTTCTAAAATATCATGTAGCTCATTTGAAATAGGGAGTTCACGATAACTTGATTCTGATTTCAAAGTTGTTATTTTTGTTACTCCTCCAATTGTTTGAATTTGTTTATTGATTGACATTACATTGTTCACTAAATCTATATCTTCTCTCTTTAAAGCTATACATTCACTTATTCTTATGCCCGTATATAAGCCGATATAGAGTGCAACTATATAATTATCACTTTCAAGCACATTGTTTTTTACGGGGTGTTTATATCTTTCGATAAACTTATTAAATTCTTCTAGTGTAATAGTTTTTTTCTTACTTTGTGTCTTAATCCCGTTAAGTTTTAATTTTACATATGGTTTTCTTGAAATATAGTTATTGTTATATGCGAAAGTAAAAACTCCGTTGATGATTTTATAAATACCTTCAATTGTTTGTTTTGTGTTGACTTTAGCTAATTCGTTCAATGTATTTTGAATATATTCATAATCAATCTTTGCAATATCACATTTCCCCATAGTATCTTTCAAATGTTTGTTATAGACGGATTTTCTAACAAATTTAGTAGTTTCTTTTGTAAAAGGATCATTAACAATATATATTTGAAACACATCATCAAACGTGCGCTTTTCAGTTTTTAAATGTATATTTTCTTTTAACCTTGCTTTTGTTTCTTCTTCAAATCTTTCGGCATCTACTTTCCTAGCAAAACCGCTTTTAGTTATCCATTTTGTTTTTCCTGTTATGTAGTCTTTATATTTAATCAAAACTTCATAAACATAGCCATTTTTGGCTTTTTTAGACTCTCTTTTTCTTATTGACATATTTTATTTACCTCCAATTATTTTTAGTGTATAATAGGAGAGTAAGAAGAATAACCTTACCGTCAAATTGGTTATCCTTTCTTACATCCTCATGTCACTTCCGTTTCTCTATTGACACATTAATTTGGAAGTGACGTTTTTTTATTTTTCATACCACGTATGATAACAATTTTTACATACGAATTTTTTGTGTACTGTAGTTTTAGTACCACCAGTAACAAGTAGTGATGCTCCGCCAGTTAATACAGCCATTGCTACTTTTTTCTTACTTCTAACTTTTTTCTTCTTTTCTTTTTCTTTATGATTGAATACTGTAAATGGTTTTAATGGGTTGACATTTACTGATGTACTTTTCTTAACATCTTTTACATCATCATCTACCAATTCAATGTTCGCACTTTTACATTTAGGACAACGTTTAACATTAGGTCTAGGTGCAGGTGCAGGTCTTGAAACTGGTTTAGCTTTAGCAACCGCTTTTGGTCGTTCAATTGGTTCACCTTTCAAACCTTTAAGCTCATTTATTAATTTTTGCTTTTCAATTTGTTCTTTCAATTCTTCAACACTCATGTTGTCATAATCAAGAGTTTCAGTTTCTTCAACTACTTCTTCTTGTTTTTTTGGAAAACCATATTGTTGTTGATAATATTCAAGATTGTTTAACACTTCATCTAAAGCTATTTTAGCATCAGGAAGACTTAAGCCAGTACGTTCTCTTATCTCTTTTATAGATGCAACCTTTAAATTAACACCGTTTTCATCTATAGCTTCTAATGCTGATATAATTATATTTTCATCCATTATTGTTTACCTCCTGATTCAGGGCTATGATTTAATTTTGATTTCATTACATCATAAATTAATTCTATTTCTTCTTTGGACTTATTCGAAAAGTCATAGCCAATAAACTCATTTTCTAAAGCTTTTATTTTATACTCAAGTGAATTTACGTTAGAAAGGCGCTTTTCATCTTCTTCTGTAATATCTTCTAATTCCCATATAAAACAATCTACATCTGTATCAAAACCACGGATATAATCATTTACATATTCATCTAATGACTTGATTGCTGAATCTTTGTCAATATTGATAAATCTATCGTCAAGATTGTTTATTATTTCTTTGGATTCTTGAGCTTTTTTTATGAGTATGTTGCACGATTCTTTTGATTGAATTTGCCAATCATAAAATTTGTCGGAATTTTCTTTGAAATACTTATAAATCCCGCTATCAATTAACAATTTTTTTCTAGCATCTTCTTTAATGCTATTGTTGTGTAATGCTATTTCGGTTTCTTTATCAATTGATAAATCCTTGAGAATAAATTTAAAAACATCAAACGGTTTTCTTTTAACTCCTAACAATTCATCAATTGAAACATTAAAAAATTTTGATATTTCAATTAAAGTTTCATAATCAGGACTTCTCTTGTTTTGCTCGTAATTTGCAAGAGTACTTCTACCAATTCCTAGTTTATCTGCAAATTCTTGTTGAGATAGACCACGTTGATTACGTAATTTTTGAATATAATCGCCTAATAACATATATATATTCCTCCTTTCAATACAAATTATAACACAAAACGTGTCATAGTAAATAAAAATATTCAAAAAGTGTTGACACAATATGTAGTCAATGGTATTATGGGTTCGTGGTTTCAAAACGAAACAACAAGGAGGTGAGATTATGAATAAGAAAAAAATAGGAAATAAATTAATTGCTTTGCGTGGTAATAAAACGAAAGAGCAAGTATGTTTTGAATTAGGAATTTCATTTTCTGCACTTAACTCTTACGAAGCGGGTGTTAGGGTTCCTAAAGATGAAATAAAAATAAAAATAGCTAATTATTACCATACAACAGTAGCATCTATTTTTTTTGATTAGTATGTTTCAAAATGAAACAAAAAAAGGAGGGAAACTTATGAATTTACAAGTTATTGAGCATCAAAAACAAAGAGTTTTGCTAACTCAACAATTAGCAGACAGTTATGGAACTGATAATCGTATCATTTCTAATAACTTTGCAAGAAACAAAGAAAGATATCAAGAAGGAAAACATTATTTCTTATTGCAAGGTGAGGTTTTAAAAGACTTTAAAACAAGTCATCAATTTGATGATTCGTTAAAAAGAGTTAATCAATTGTATTTATGGACCGAACGAGGAGCATTCCTTCATGCTAAATCTCTGAACACCGATAAAGCATGGGAAGTGTATGACAGTTTGGTTGAACATTATTTTAAATCAAAAGAGCAAAAGGCTAATTTGCCTACTGATCCAATGGAAATTCTAAAGCTAGTCTTTGAAGCCCAAACCCAAACAAATGAGAAGGTTGAAAAGCAAGAGCAAAGAATTACTAAGTTAGAAGAAAATTCTTATCTAACACCTGGGCAATATAACTATCTTTCAAAGGCTGTTCAACGAAAGGTTGCACGTGTCAAAAAAGAATTAGGTTGGGAGTTACACCCAAGACAAAATTCTCAATTATATCGTTCAATCAATCGTGATCTAGATAGATATATTCAAATTAAAACTAGAAGTCAATTAAGGGTAAAAGACTTTGATAAGGCATTGGAATTTATTGAAAATTGGCAATTATCATATGCTGATAAAAAAATCATTGAACAGTTGTCATTAGATGTTTAGGAGGAGAAAACCAATGTCAAAAAAGCATGACCTAAACGAAATTGCTAACAAAATAGTTGAATTGATTGCTGATGAAGAAGTGACTTTTGATGAAGCGTCTATAGTTTTGTCAAAAGCACAAGAAAAGATTAGATATGAAGCAATCATTAAATTAGAAGGCTATAGGGGAAAGCATAATGGAAATTAGACCTACAAGGATGCTCAAATGGGCGGAAGTTCAAGAGGACTTGGGAATTTCTCAAAAACAACTCCAAAACTTCATAGAGCTAGGCATTTTGAAACCTATTTATTTAGGCAATGGTTGGAAATTTTCTCAACAAGACATACTTGCTTTTCAAAAAGACTATGCCGGATTGGATGTTAGCAATTATGAAAAAGCAAAGAATTGTAAAAAGATAGTTGATGCTCAAAAGAAATTATTACAAGGAGGGGTTTCATGAAAAAGAAATTGAACAAAGCAAAAGTTCTTGCAGTTGCATTAGGAATTTCACTTTCAGCAAATATCGGAATGTATTTACATGGCCAATGTTTGCAAAATGAAATCGTAGCCAGTCAAGAAGAAGTGTTTGACTTAAAAGCAAGAAACACACTTTTAAAAGACACTTACAATGACTTACTAGGTCAAATGCAAGAAACACAAAATGAAGTTCAAAGTCTACAAAGTCAAGTAGAAGAACTACAAAAATGAAGATCATTGGGTGTCTTTAGAATTACAGCGTATTGGATGAATGAGGATGAATACGGAGATATGACATCTACGGGAGTTAAAGCTCAAACCAATCATACAATTGCTGTTGACCCAACAGTTATACCATACGGAAGCAAGGTTAAAATTGACGGTCAAATATATGTCGCAGAAGATTGTGGAGGAGCTGTCAAGAACAATGTCATAGATGTATGGGTGGAACATCCAAGCAATAGCTTTGGTGTTAAATACAAAGAAATTTATATAAGAATGGAGAATTAGAATTATGGATAAAGCTTTTAAATCATTATTAGAAGGTTTTGCAAAACAAGGAACAAAAGTAACTGTTATTGAACCACAAAAGGATGAAGACACATTAGAAAGTAAAGTGAATAAACTTATTAAAAAAATGAATGCTGGGGGGAGTTGTTCGCTTTGATTTTTCACTAGAGCTTACAAATGAAGGAATCAAAATTCAATCTACTAGTGGTAATCAAGTAGGCGGATTAGTTTTAGCTGATATTTTCGGCATTGAAAAAGATGAAATTAATGAAATTTTCAGCAAGGCTCAAAAAGAATTTGCAGAAGCTGTAGCAACAGTTGATAAAAAGATTAATCAAAATATAGAAAAGATGGAGGTTGAAGTAAGTGAAGAAAGAAGAAATTAAAAGAAGAATTTCAGACATTGACAATGAATTGTTCTGTTTAAGTTGTAAAGATCATATGGACAACGCTGATTTCGATTATGAACGTGAGCTTGAGAGTGAAAAAACTGAACTTGAAAAAAAGTTAAAAGAGCTTGAAGGAAAATAGATGAAATTCATAAATACAAGTTATGAAGCTCTGTTCCCTAAATGTAATGTTGTTCATTTCAGCAATGAAGAAGAATGGCACAAATTAAGGGGTAATGGTTTAGGAGGAAGCGACATTGCTAGTATGTTGGGTGAGAACAAATATAAGAGCAAGCACCAACTATGGCTTGAAAAAACAAAGAGAGTCAAACCTGCACAACTAGACAGTGAAGCAATCGAAACTGGAAACTTAATGGAACCTATTCTTGTAGATCAATACTATGCTCTATATCGAAAAGAAATAGTAAAAGTGGTGGATGTTAAGTCTATTTCTATCTATCGAAAAGATAAGCCTTATATGAGAGCAAATCTTGATGGAGCATACATTGACAAGGACAGAAAGCTAACAATTCTAGAAATCAAAACAAGTACAATTCAAAACTATGCAATGTTGCAAGATTGGGGTGTAGATGATGACGGAAACGAGAAAATCCCATTCAATTACTATTGCCAATGTCTTTGGTATTTACTTGTTACTGGTGCTGATAGAGTCGTTCTATATGCTCATTTGGATATTCCTTGGGGCAAACAACCTCATGGAGAAACTAGAAGGGCTGTTATTAACAAAGAGGATGTAAGAGAGGATATGGAATATATCCAACAACATGCAGATGTATTTTGGAATACGGTAATTCAAGATATAGAACCTGCTGTTGTAGAAAGAAAATATAGTTTTTAAGGAGAAAAAACATGGATAAGTTAAAGTTATTTATTGACGGTAAAATAGCAATCACAGTTTACAACGCAGAAGAATTTAATCATGTTGTAACTTATTTAAGTATGAATAATATCTTTTTAGAAAACGGAGAACCTGCTAATAAAATGAAATTTATTGGTATTTCAGAAATCATTTTCTTAAAAGGAAACGTCGCTCACGGGAAACCATTGGTAGAAGTGAGTGAAGAAATGCAAAACAGATGTATTAAATATGAATTTGTTAAAAAAGAAATTGAAGATGCGATTGTTCCTAATGTAGAAGAACCTGCTCCACAGCAACAAAAAGAACAATCATTTACATCTGCTTATGACTCTCAACCTATAGATGCGGTTGTAGAAGAAAAAGAGGAAGTTGTACATGAAGTCGCTACTGATGTGCAATTAAAAGCTGATGCAGAGGTTGCTGAAATCACATCTAACATTAAAGAGTTCAAAGAAAACGTTATTCCCAAAATCAAAGAAAGAGCAAACCTAGTCATTACTAGAGATAATATCAATTTTGCTAAAAAAGAAATTTCTAATTTAAACAAGAATAAAACTTTGATGAAAAATGATTGTAAGAATTTAAAATTAAAAATTCTTTCTAACTTCAACGAGTACGAAAAAGAATGTAAAGAAGTTGAAGAAGTTATTGATCAAGTAGTTTCTACAATGAAAAGTTCTATCGCTACTTTTGAATTTGAAGGTTTAGAAGCTCGTAGAAAAGAAAAAGCTGAATATGTAAATAAACAGTTAGAAAAAGCTATTCAAGAAGGATTGCCTAAAGAATATGCTAATCACTTCATGTTTAACAAGAAATGGTGGGAAAACAAAACCTATCAAGTTACTAAATTTAAACAAGAGGTCGAAGCTGAAATCAATCGTTTAAAAGAAGCATATGAACGTTTAGTTAAATCTCATGAGTCAATCAAGAGCATTATTGAAGTTCAATGTAAGTCAGCAGGAATTGAACCCTTAGACTCTGCAACATACATTAGATTTTTAGATAATGGAAGCGATATTGCAGATGTTATGAACGCAGTAACTAGAGATATTCAAAATATTCAGCTTAATATCGAAAGAGCTAAAAATAAAGCTTTAGAGGAACAAAAAGCAAAAGAGCAACAATTTGTCGAACAATCTCAAAATGTCGCTCCACAAAGCGTTATTTCTAATACAGAAGTATCTGAACAAGATAAAGAAGCGGTTCAAGAAATATATGAGCCTAAATTTCCTCAACTCGTTCAAACAGTAGAAGCAACTCCTAAAGGTCACGAAGGAGATAAATATGAATACACATTTAGAATTGCAGGAGATTTTGGAACTATCAAAACAGTATCAAGTTTTCTTAAACAATTAGCGGTGTATGGTGATTTGGAATATGAAAAATTAAGTGGAGGTAAAGTCAATGGGTAAATTCATGAGAGGTGTCAAAAGAAGAAATGCCATTAAGGCAATTAAAGAAATCAAACAACAACATCATGGTAAAAGATATGATCCTGAAAATGATGTTTGGGTAGATGCTCAAAAGCCTTATATCAAAGCAAATGAAACTTTAGAAGGTTATCAAGCTAAACAAATCAAGAAAAGACTATCAAAAATTGGAGGTAACAAATAATGGCAGTAGGAAGTCAACTTACAAGAGGAACACAAAAAAAGAATGTTCCTACAACATTCAGTAGTTTTATGACAAGTCCAGTAGTTACAGCAAAAGTAAATAAACTTGTAGGTGGAGAAAAAGGAGAAAGATTTATTTCTTCAATCGTAAGTGCGGTTAGTACAAACCCTGCACTTGCTAAATGTGATTTCAACTCAATTTTAAGTGGTGCATTACAAGGCGAAAGTATCGGTTTAATTCCTTCACCACAATTTGGACAATATTACTTAGTCCCTTACGGAAATAAAGCTCAATTTCAAATTGGGTATCACGGGTACATTCAATTAGCACACAATACTGGAATGTATAAAAAATTAAATGTTGCAGAGGTTAAATCAGGTGAACTAGTTAAATATGATCCTTTCAATGAAGAAATTGAATTTGAAGCTATTACTGACCCATTGCAAAGAGAAAACGCTGAAACGGTAGGATATTATGCAATGTTTGAGTTAAATTATGGACTTACTAAAAAAATGTACTGGTCTAAAGAAAGAATGTTAAACCATGCAAAAAAATTCTCGAAAGCTTTTAACTCACCAAGCAGTTACTGGCAAAAAGATTTTGATGCCATGGCTAAAAAGACAATGCTTCGTCAACTGATTTCTAAATGGGGTTATATGTCTACTGAAATGCAAATGGCATTTGAAAGCGACATGGCAGTTATTAATGATGACGGGTCAAAGAACTATGTTGATAACCCAAGTGTTGCAGATGCTTTCACTCCACAAGAAGATGCTATTGAAGTTCCACAAGAAGATGCTATTGAAGTTCCACAAGAACAAATTCAAGAAGAGGAACCATTCTAATGCTTAACGCTTGTATCTTTCAAGGGAGAATAGCAAGTGACCCGACATACAAAATGAACGAAAAGGCAAAAGTTTCTAAATTTAGGTTAGCTGTTCAAAGAGACTATAAAGACAGAAACGGAAATCTAAAAGCTGATTATATCAATTGTTCAGCTTTTGGAAAAAATGCCGAAGTAGTTGATAGGTATTGTCAAAAGGGACAAATGATTATCGTTAAGGGAGCTTTCCAAAATGGAACTCCCTACGACGATAGCCAAGGGATAAGAAGATTTCCTTCTTTCTTGAACATAGAAAAGATTTATTTTGTAGATCATGGAAATTTAAAAAAACCGCAAGAAGTAGAGGAAGAAGAACCAACTTTAGTGCAAATGGGAGATATTCCATTCTAAAAAAAGGAGAAAAGTTATGAAGATTGTTAAAGAAGAAAAACATTTGTATAAGTTTTTAAAAACTGTTTTCGACATTCAAAAATCGTCAAAACAAAAATATATTATCGGAAATTACGGATATTTATATTTCTACACACCTTACCGTTGCGGTAAGTTCTATCAAAGAAGCGAAAAGAGAATCGCTATGGAGTACAACTTCAACGATTATTCATCATATACTCTTTCGCAATTACCTAACGGGGATTTTGAATTAAGAGAAAATGATGCACTTTCTAAAGAGCAAATGATTGATTATATGTATAAAATCAACAACATCATTGGTAAAGCTTATTTCAATTATGCTATCGACAAAGACGATATTTGCCAATTAGCAAAAATGACACTTATTACAGACAAAATGCTTTGTGATGATGATTTAAAATTCTTTAAACGTTTTGGAGAAGCGGAAGTTTATTCATTTGAAGATTATCTTCTTATGAACAGTAGAGTTGTAGATGATGATTTAATTATTTGTACTACTTTGTTATTCAACACAGTAGGACATAATGTTGAGCTTCAAATTCAAGGTGCTATGTTCAAAAAAATTATTGATGAAGGAAAAGCTGTTGAGTCAATATACAACGAAGAAATTGAGACGCAAAACATCGGTGAAGAGCCTTTCGTAATAGAAGGTGTTCCAATTTCTTACGAGGAAGAAAACACCGTTGAAGGAAATGATATTGCTGATTATGAAGTTGAAGAATCTTTAAATGAAGAAGTTGAAAATTGTTTAGAAGAAGAACAAGCCCAAGATTTTGAAAACGAAGAACCGTTTTAAAAGTGATTTTTGCAATAGATCCAGGTAATGAGTTTTCCGCCTATGTTCTTTTGGATGATAATTTAAAACCAATGGGTTTTGATAAATGTACAAACGAAGCGCTTATGAACAAGATAACAGAGCTGTTCCTTTTTGAAAACATCAAGTGTGATGTAGCAATCGAAATGGTTGCTAGTTATGGGATGTCAGTAGGTAAAACAGTATTTGATACCTGCGTTTGGATAGGTAGATTTTACGAAGCTATTAGGAGATACAGCAATGTAAATCCTACCTTCATTTATCGAAAAGACGAGAAGATGTGCCTATGTCATACAATGAAAGCTAAAGACTCAAACATTGTACAAGCTTTAGTTGATAGATTTGCTCCTGATACTCCCAACAAGGGAAAAGGAACAAAGAAAGACAAAGGCTTCTTCTATGGCTTTAAAAAAGACATTTGGCAAGCAATGGCTGTTGCATGTACTTATCACGATATGTATATCGAAAAAGGAGAATTTTAAATATGCCTATAAAATATGTCGATAGAGAGTATAAGGTCGGTCAAAGATATCTTGTTGATGAACCGTTAGCAAAACATTACGGAAAGATTGTCACAATTTCAAGAATTAAAGATGATTACTTTTCTAGTGAGGCTGATGCTGATGTCTATTACACGGTTGTAGGCAACAAATATCAAGAATATGGCTTCCAAGTGCATTCAATTTTTGAGCAGGGGTTGAAGAATATACCGTTATGAGTGAATTCAAAGATTTAGTTAAACAAAAAATAGAAATTTGGGCAAATCAAAATTATTATCCACTTCAAAACAATTATAAATCTCTTCAAGAAAAATATGATCTTCTAGAAAAAGAAAATGAAGTACTTAAATATTCTGTTGAAAAACTCAACAAAAGAGTATGCGAGTTAAAAGAAGAAACAAATCAGTCAAGAAATCAAGTTGAAATAGCTAAAAAAAATATGTTGCGATATAGAGAAATGGCGCAGAACTATCAAAGTAAGGTTAAAAAATTAGAGGGAACGTTAAGAATGGAGCGTGTTAAGAAATGAACAACAAAGACGTAGAAATTTTTGAAGGGGCTTTAAGAATGTATTTCTATCTTAAAGAGAAAACAAACTATTTTAACGAAAAAGCAGATGATTACTACGTAAAGGCTCACAACGAGTCAAGCGTCATGGGTATGCGCTACGATAGAGTAACGGCTTCTAATGGGTGTTCTGTTTCATATGCAGGAACTTCTATATCTCACAACGTTAAAAAGAAAATAGAATTTGAACAAAAAGCAGAAGCTTGTAAGAAAGCTTACGAGTCGCTAGATGCGTACTATAACATAGAAGCTAATTTAAAGGCTCTCACGAGTGAGAAATTGAGTTTAGTATTAAGTGTTTACAAATACGGTAATTCGCTCTCTACGGTCTCAAAAATGAGTTCCACGAATATTTCTAAACAAGCTGTAGCAAGTAAGATGAAAAAAATCATTAAAGAAATGATGAAAGAATAGGAAGTGAAAGAAAATGGCGATTAGAAAAGAAACCTCAAAGGGGTATACGGTTATCAACAACCACCTTTTGAAGAATACAGATTTATCTTTAAAGGCTAAAGGATTGTTATGTTTGATGTTTTCCCTCCCTGAAGATTGGAACTTTTCAACAAAGGGATTAACTTCAATAGTCAAAGATGGCGAAAGATCAGTAAGGGGTGCTCTAAAAGAATTAGAAGATAACAGATATTTAATTAGGAAACCTATCCATGATGGAAAACACATAACAGACTGGGAATATCGTATTTTTGAAATGCCTTATAGTCAAGAGTGCTGTAATGAAGATGCACATAAGCAAGATGTACAAAACGTACATCTTCAAAACAGCGCACAATTAAATACTAATAAATCAATTAAAGATAAATTAAATACTAATATATATAAGAAAGAAAGTAAAAAGAAAGAATTTGAGGATATTTTAAGCAAGATTGAGGATGAAGATATCGTGAATGCTTTGGGTGAGTTTATTGAAATGCGTAAGACCGTTAAGAAACCTCTTACTGCTCATGCATTGGATCTAAATATCAAACACCTATTTGAACTTTCAAACGATAAAACAACTATGATTGCGATTATCGAACAAAGCGTTATGCACAACTGGTTGACATTCTATGCTTTGAAAGAACAAGATACATCATCTAACAAAAAACCTCAACAATCTATGTATCCTAATGATTTTGCTTTCTAAAGAGGAGTTCAAATGAAATTAGAAGAAACAAGACAAATATTAAGCATTTTAAAAACAAACTATCCTCAAAGTTTTAGGAACTGGGATATTAAACAATCGCAGGATTTCTTAAACCTTTGGGCAGAAGCTTTCAAAGATGAACCAGTGGGACTCGTTGCTACTGCTGTCAAGTCAATCATTTATTCTGATACAAGAGAGTTCGCTCCTAATATCGGTCAAGTTAAGGCTATGATCCATAAGATTTCAACAGTTAACAACTCCTTAACAGAACAAGAAGCATGGAACTTGGTTTATAAGGCACTTGAAAATAGTGGTTATCATGCGGAGGAGGAGTTCAAAAAGCTTCCTCCTACTGTTCAAAAAATTGTAGGAAGTCCTTCTGTTTTAAAAGAATGGTGCATGATGAACATTGACGAGCTTAACTCGGTTGTAGCAAGTAACTTCCAAAGAAGTTATCGTGCAAGAGTTAAACATGAAGAAGAACTGCAGGCATTACCAAACAGCATTAAGGCTGTCCTCGGGAATATGGATCATACAAAAATTGGGTTTAAAGGATGATGAATTTTGTTTATTAGTTTAGATGGGGTTAAAGAGTTCGATAAAATAACCGAGTTTTTAAATAAAAACAATATATCCTGCATTGGGTGTGATAGTAGTGATGGTGTTTTGGAATGCTCGGCTTACAAGCAACCAAAGGATGTTAGGATTTTCTATCAAGATATTGAGTATGAGTGGAAAGACGGAAACCTCATCATAAATCATACTGGAAAGTTTTATTATAATGTTTCATGGGTTCGTTGGGATAAAACATATGTAAAGCAACAACATTGCAGGAATCAAAGAGAAGTTATCAATCTTCTTAAAAAAATTGATAAGGAATTTAGTAAAAATTACGAGCAATTAACTTTGCTTTAGAAAGGTAGGAAATCAAGATGTATTATGTTTTAACAATCATAATTTTGGTTTTAATTGTCATTTGCTTGTGCTTATACAAAGCATTGATAAATACAAAAGCAACGTTAGATGAAGTTAAAGATAAATATTTAAGCGCATTTAACTATGCTCATAAACACACGATAGATAGAAATATCGTTGGAGAAGAATTTGATATTGTCAAAGGGTATATTACAGCGCCAAGAGATACATTTGAACATTTTAGATGGTTTGCAAAACAAAACTATGTCGCAGGGTTTTTGTATGAAACGTTTATCAGAGACGAAGTAAGTAAAGAATATGAAAAATTAGATAGGGATAATCTTTATGAATATCCATCAAACCCAATTGAAATATCAAAAAGTTTAAGAGTAGAAGTACTACGTGTAAGAAAGAAAATAGGAGGTGTAAATTATGATTAAAGTAGAAGAAATCGCTGAAAAATACAAAGGTTATGAAGTGGACGAGGAGAGACTAAAAGAGTTTCTCATGCCACCAAAACCAAGAACGGTGTGGGATTTAAAAGAGGGGGATAGATATTATTATTTTGATGACTATGACGGAGTTAGTTTTAGTACATGGAATGATATTGATGTTGACATTACTCGAAGATATTTCGGCAATTGCTTTTTGACTAAAGAAGAAGTTGAATTTGAAGTCGAAAGACGTAAGGTTGAAGCTATCTTATTGAAATATGGTAGAAGAGGATTTAAATATAGTGAAGATAATTACTACATATTTTACGAACGTGATGAATCATCAATTGTAATTTGTTGCTATGAAAGTTTTCAAGATCAAGGAGTTATTTATTTTGATACTGAAGAGTTATGTCAAAAAGCCATTGAAGAAGCAGGAAAAGACAACATCAAGAAATATATTTTTGGAATTGAACAATAAAAAGTTAGGAGAATTTAAAATGAAAACAGTAGGAGTATTTTTAGCACGTATGCAACCAGTACACAAGGCACATCTCTTTATGGTTACAAAAGCTTGTGAAGAATGTGACGAAGTATGCGTTATTTTAGGAAGTGAAAATAAAAAGGACACATTAAGAAATCCTTTTACAATTGAAAAACGTAGAGAAATGTTATTAGAGTCTTTACCTGAAAAATATAGAAGTAAAATTTCAGTTTATGAAATTCCTGATTGGTCTATGGAAACAAAAACAGAGGACGATAAAGTTTGGGGAAGATATTTTTATTACAACGTTGTATCAAGAATAGGCCAAAAACATTTCAAACTCTATTATTCTGATGGAATCGATAATCTTAACAGTTGGTTTGATAGCGAAGTTAAGCCATATATCGAATATAGACTATTTGAAAGATCTAGTTTATTTGCAGGATTGTCTGCAACAAAGATAAGACAAGCATTTGTTGATGATAGCAAAGAATATATCGAACAATTTTGTCCTAAAGTCGTTATGGATAACTTTGATTATTTAAGAAATTATTATTTAGGTGTAGTTGACAAACCTAAAGAAGATTGGGAGATGGAATAATATGCAAATAAGAGAACAATTAAAAGAAATGTTTCAAATGCAAAGAACATTAAATCAAAATATTTTAAAAGAGTTCGGTCAAGAAGCAATGACCGAAGAAAAATTACAAATGGCTATCATTGATGAATTAGGAGAACTTACACATGAATTAAAGGGTGATTGGTGTTGGTGGAAAAAATCACAAGCTCCAGTTAATCGTCAAAGAGTTCTTGAAGAATTAGTAGATGTTTACCATTTTGTTATGACTTATGAAATGTGTTACGGATACAAAAATAATGAAAGCATTGAAGTAATTTTAAATTTCTATGAAGATGATATAGATGAATATTATGTACGTTTATTATTGCCTTTAAGTCATGCTATTCGTGAAATTTTAGATAATAATTGTAAATTAACTGATTTATTAATTTTAAGTGGACTATTAGGTTTCAAATTTGATGAAATCTATCAAGAATATCTTAACAAAAACAAAATCAATTACGAACGACTTAAGAATGGGTATTGATATGGAAGCTGAAAAGTTATTGGAACAAAATGGTTTCTCTAAATTTTATGAGAGTAAGAATGTGGTTGGTTTTGTATCAATGAGAGACCGACTTAAATTCTATGAAGATACTCAAACGATTTGTCTTTGTGACGAACATTATGAAGTCAGTTTCAGTCCTAATATAATAAAAGCTATTTATCTCTATTGTGAGGAGAGAGGGTGGTTTAAATGACAGCACAAGAAATGTTTGAACAATTAGGATACACTGCATTAACAAAAAAATATACAGAAGGTAAATTAAAAACAATCGAGTATAAAAACGAAGAAAACAAAGATTGGATTAAGTTTCATACAGAGAACGGACGATTTATTGAAATAAATGGTAATGGAGTTTTCATTGGAGAACTTCAAGCAATCAATCAGCAATGTAAAGAACTGGGGTGGATAGAATGACAGCAGTTGAAATGTTCAAGGAGTTAGGTTTTAGAAAAAATACATCAATTTGTTATGGAGTGGATCATATTGTTTATGAAAAAGCAATAGGCAGTGAAGATGATGATTGCGGATTTGATATATTTACAGTTGAATTCAAAGAAGGTATTTTCACTTACCACAACGCATGGAATAGCGCAATTAAAACGGATAAAGCAATGTTAAAAGCTATCAATAAACAGTTTGAGGAATTAGGATGGCTAGATGATTAAGCCGCTAACACCTCAATTAAGAGATAATATTCTAGAAAGCCTTAATAAGCAATTAGAAGAACTTGATAGTTGCGAAAGTAATTCTTATGTAGTTTTACAAAAAAATATATTTAATCAATTTAAAAAAATAATCAAGTCATTGCCTGATGGGTATCCAATTCCAGTTGAAAGGAGAAATGGGAATGAATAAATATGAAAAAGCATTTAATCATTTGAGAGAACATGCATCATTTGATACTGTGGATGAAATGATTGATATAAAAGAATTAGTGGAAAAAGCAATACCTAAAAAACCATTAATAGCATTTGCTGATGGTTCAGTTGTTCAAAAAACAGCATTAGTATGTCCTTCTTGTAAATCACTTTTAGTAGAAAGATAAAGCTATTGTACAAAATGTGGACAAATATTAGATTGGAGGGTTGAAGATGAAAAAATTTAAGTTAAAAGAAACATCATATAGCTTTGATAAGAAAGGTATGATTATTGAGGGGGAACGTGTTGATGGAATAGTAAAAGTTTATGCTAAAGATTTATGTAGAATAAATGAAAATATTATGACAAAAGGAGAAATAATGAATTGTATGACTAATGGCGCCTATTATAATTGGAACTACTATGCGAGTAGATTGGAACCTTTAGAAATAGTAAAAATAACTCGTTTAGATTATGAAATGCTCAAGTTTTTGCAAAAACAAGGCACAAAATATATTTGTAGAGACAAAGGCGGACTGATAAATTTATATGAAAAAGAACCTTATATTATGAGTGATAACTGCACATGGTGGGCAGGAGGTAAATGTGGTTATTTAGGTAAATTTACAGAGCAATTATTCCAATTCGTCAAGTGGGAAGATAAAAAATATTATGTCATAGAAGATGTTTTAAACAATTGCGAGGTGGTTGAAGATGGAGAAGCCTAGTAGAGAAGAATATACAGATTTAAGCACTCAAATGGGTGGTGACGCAGTCCGTTTGTATGTAGAAGCTCTAGAAGCATATTGCAAGCAATTAGAAAAAGCTTATGAAGACGTAAAAAAAGGTTTAGATAATGCTTGCAACAAACTGGAAGGTTTATATCTTTGCATTGATGTTTTAACAGATAAAGAATCTAAAAAAGATAAAGAATACTGGAAAAAGAAGGTGAATGAAGATGTACATTAATCCATTTGTAGCAGGAATCATCGTTACATTAACAGCAGAAACGTTGATTGTTATTTCAACTCTTACTTTAATAGCTGTTAAAGAATATAGGAGTGCAAAAAAATGAAATTAAACGAGTATCTAGAAAAACACCAAAATGATATGATTTCTTTATTTGATGCAGATGCAAATTTAATTGTTAGGTTAAGAGGAAGAGATATGTATACAAGCATTGGTGATAAGTTGGTTGATGCAGAGATAACAAAATATTATAGAAATCCTCTTGATAGAGGACGAAAAGTATTTATAAACGTAAGGGTGGTTTAATAAATGTCAGTAGAAATCAGGTATAAAGATGGCGATATGTTGTATTTAGAATGTGTTTCTAGTTGGAATTATTCCCAAGAGTTAGACTCTTATACTTTTAACACTTATAAAAGTGTAAGAAGCTTTAAAGGAAGAATAGAAGAAAAACAAACAAAAACAATAATCATTTCAAAGGAAAGCGTTAAATCAATTACAATTCAAAATTAGAAATAGGAGTTTAATATGAAACAAACATATAGTATTTTACAAAGACAAGTGAATTTACAAACTGGGAAAGTTGCTGTTAGAGTTTGTAAAAAAGGAACAGAAGAAGCTCTTTCCAAAGATGTAAACTATTGCAAATTAAGAAGCATCTTCAATCAAGACTTAACTTACTATCTTGTTAAACAAGAGAATGAAAAAGAAGTTATTAAAATCTTAAAAAAGAAGGTAGTCGAAGAAGATGATCGTTATATAGAAATTAAATAGAGGAGGTTAAAAATCAAATGGTACACGTTACGGATAACTACTACTTTGATGCTGATAGCAACTGTTATACAGCTCTCGAAGATACTTTGAAAAAGGATAAAGACGATAAACCAGTTTATCGAACAATCGGCTATTATCCTTCGGCTAAAGATGCTGTAAAAGGAATTGCTAAATACATTCATAAGAAACTTGCAGGGAATGAAGAAAGCTCAAGCATTGAATTAAGCGAATATATCAAAAAATGCGAAGATGTAAGCATCAAGCTTCAAACAACACTTGATGATATGTTCCAAGCGGTTGACTTTTAAACAGATGAAAGGTGGGACATACGGTTATGAATACATTAGAGTGGATTGAAGCAAAAACAAGTCTTATTGAAATTCAGCTAGAGGACTTCTTTAAAATCAACCAACTAAAATTGCATATGATCAATACATATCCCATCATCTGCAATTATTTGAGTGTCAACAACGACATTGAAGGATTAGAGCAACGCTCTTTTGAAGATTATAACGTTTTATATCAAGCGTTTATGAAATATCAAAACATCATTTCTAAAATCAATCTAGAAGTCGTGTTTGTAGCATCCAAAGAAAATTTCTGTTTCTTCATGGGATGGACTGCAAAATTCTATGATGATATGCTAAATAGTACAAATGATGATATTAGAGCAATGATGGAAATGATTAATGACTATATCATTGACTCTCAACTTTCAGCAGGTCAGCGAGGATTTATTAAAGCTAACCTTACAAAGTTCAGAGCGCAAACAGCAGGAGAACATGGTCATTCGTTGATAACTCAAAAAGAACAATTAAGCTCAGGTGGAAAGAGCACAGAGCTTAAATCCAAAGAACAGTTGATAGCTGAATTAGAGGGAATGGGACTCAACAAACAGTTAGTAGGTAACACATACCCTCATAGTAAAAAATCAAAATAAAAAAGGTTGTGAAATTAAATCACAGCCTTTTGTTTTCTAAACTTTCAAGCAACAATGTTAATTTTGAAGTTATTGTGTCTAACCTCTTTCTTTCACTTTTAGTCATTCCGTTTTGCTCGTCGTTTTGTTCGCTCACTAGCATATTAAAAGCTTCCCACATTTTTTCTAATGAATCATCATTGATTTTAGCCATTGTTCATCCTCCTATGCATATTGCTTCTTGATCTTGCAGACATATTGTCTAGATTTACCTGTTTTAAATTGAATTTCTCTCGTAGAATAACCTTCTTTTGCCATTCTAACAATTAGATCAATAACTTCTTGCGCTTTTTTTGTTGTAGGTCTACCAAGTTTAACACCTGCTTCTTTTTTTGCTTTAAGAGCATCTTTTGTTCTTCTTGCAAGTTTTTCTCTTTCATTTTGAGAAGCAAAACAGTATGTGTCAAGAACGATTGATTTAATTAATTTGATGTTTAAATCAATAGTTCCATCTTCCTTGTAGATTGAAAGTGATAGAGTGGGTACTTCTAGAATAATGACGTTTATATTTCTATCCTCAAACCATTTATAAGCTTCTTTGATACCGTCCCAATCACGACCCAAACGGTCAACTTCCGTAAAATAAACTGTATCTCCAGCAACTACTGTATTTTTCAATCTATCAAAATCAGGTCTATCGAATGTCTTTCCTGTAATAACATCTACAAACCATGCATCAATATGAATGTTATTCTTTTCAAAATAATCTTTCAAAATGTACTCTTGTCTATCCGTATGTTGTTTGTTTGTACTAATTCTCATGTATGCGTATTTCATATTTATTCCTCCTTCTTGAAATACAGGCGCTACCGTCTTGCGCCAAGTGTCAAACAGATGCAGGGTGACACATACCCCTTATTTTTTTAGATCGTCTTTGTCAAAAATAACAACGTCATGTTGTTTTTCTTTGTCTCTAACGACAATTTCTAAACCTAGATAATCACATATTTTAATTAGATCCTCAACATTAAAGCGATTATTACTAAATTTGTTGTTTAATGCTTGTTTAGATGAAACTTTTAGTACATCCATTAAAGAAATTTGCATCTTATTTTTATAAGATAACATCATTTGAATTTTATTCTTTACCATTTTTCCTCCTTGCCCGCCCCATAAACAGATGCGCATGTAGACATACCCCCATACACACCCCTCGAGCGTTTATTAATCTCCTCAACATATATATACCACGGCAACGACACAAAGTCAATAGAAAAGTAAATAAAATATATTTACTATAATATATATGTGATTATAAAGAAAATTAAAAAAATTATAAAAAGCTATTGACTATATAATCAAAATTATTTACTATAAGGACGTAGAAAGAAACGGAGGTCATGAAAGATGAATGAAACAGCTAGAAAAAGAACAATTTACCAAGACCCATATAACTCAATAAAAACATGGGAAGTAACAGAATTAAGCGGTGGATATTACCTAAAACAATTTATCAAGGGGAAACAATTTGGCAGAGGTTCAAGAACTACCAAAAAACACCTTAAAGAAATGGGGATTTTTGAAATGGAATGCATAAAAGTTATAGATAACTGGAAAGAAGAAAGCAGAAACACAGAAAAAAGAAAGCTAGAGCTTAACCGCTTCTGTTTCACTAACAAAGTAATAACAAGAATGATGCTAGAAGTTAGAAGAGCGCTAAAGGAAGAAAAAGCAAGCAACAAAAGGCTTGAGCTAAAAGAAAAACATGCGGAGCTAGTGGAAGCAAGCAAAAAAATATTTGTTATGAAAAGAAAATACTATTAAAGGAGGAATAGAGCAATGGAAGCATATGTTACAAATTTAGGAAAATACAACGAAGGGGAATTGATTGGAAAATGGGCACAATTTCCAATGGATGAAGAAGAATTTACGGAAGCGTTGAAAAGTATCGGAGTTCAAGAAGGTTCAGCTTATGAAGAATATTTTATAACTGATTATGAAACAAGCTACGTAACTGCATACGAAGAATTAGGAGAATACCCAAATTTAGAAAGCTTGAACGAGTTAGCAGAGCTAGACAACAAAATCGGAGAAAATGAAGCACTTCAAGCATTGATAGAAGCGATCGGGAACATTCAAGAAGCTTATGAAACTTTTAAAAATGAAAGATATGTTTTTTATAAGGGTCAAACATTGGAAGACGTAGCTTACGAACTTGTGCAAGATAGGGAAGATCTAAGTGAATTCGCTAGAAGATACTTTGACTATAAATCATTTGCTAATGATTTAAGCTACGAAGGTTATGACAAAGTAGAAAACGGTGTTATTTATTTTTATTAGAAAAGGAGAACAAGAATATGAAAATTTTAAAGGCAGAAGTTAGAACAAGTTACGTAATCGAATACAGCAAAAGGGATTTAATGGACATTATCGCAAACGCTCCAAAGGATAGAAAAAACTATTTAGGAGTTTTTGAAAAATGTGGTGGTGAAAACGTAACAATGGTAGTTGTAAGCAGATACTACGAAGGCATTATTGATTTAACACCCGACCAATTGACATACATAGCAAATAAATTAGGCTTTGACGGTTGGGAAAATGCGGGATACTACAACAGGGATAGAAAGGTAAGAAATATGGTCGTGTACAGAGAAGGCGACACGCTCAACGGATAACAGGAGGAACGGAGATATGAAAAAAATAATTTTAGCGGTTTTAGTTGTTTTAGCTCTTGCGGGGTCATTCCTTGCAGGGGCTAGCCTTGGGGCTAGAGATGTGATTGATAATCAAATAATCACAAACAAGGAACACCAAGAAGGCTTTTACGAAGCCGACTACAGGGGACAAGCTTATTCTTATTGGTATGAATAGCAGAAAAGGAGAATAAAGGCATGAAATATTATTATTTATTTCAACATGATAGCGTTGTAGGTCTTATGGATGAGCTACAAGAAAATTTATACATTTGCCATTTAGATGATGGATATATTGAAAAAATAAAAGATATATGGGAAGTGTTCAGCGCTTACAACAATCTAACATGGAATAGAAAATATAAGAGTATTCTAGTTGATGGGCTAGAAGATAACGGCTTTATTATTTCTTACATAAGCAAAGAGGGAAACATAACAGCTTATAACAGAGATATAGAGCATTATATCTTTATTAAGATTGAAGGAGGGGCAAAAGATGAATAATAACATGTTATTGTTGTTGATCATTGCGCTGTTGTTTCTCAAATTCGCATTGATTGGGCTGTATAATATCAAAAAAGAATGTTATAATTCTTTTAAGAAAGAAGAAAAAGAAAATGAGCTTTTCAAAAAAATAGAAAGAATGAGGGTGTGAGGGACATGGAAAGAAAATGGCTAGAAAGATTAGATAACGAGCATGTATTGCATTATGATTATATCGCTGAAAATGTATGTTTTAGTTCTATTGATTATATGAGCGGTACTATTGAAAAATATAATTCAAATGCAACGTTTAAAATTAAATTGTTGTTAGGCAAAAAAGAAAAAACAATAGCTAAAAATTTAAACGCACTCGATATAAGACTTTATATTGATAAAGATTTAATTAATGCTAGAGTTATTAAAGTTTACGAAATTGATGAAGAATATACATTTATTGTTAAATTTTAAGAAAAAAAAGAGAAAGGCCGAGGGGGATAAGAAAAATGATTTATTTAGGAGAAAACGCAAAGCGATATATTTTAGATGCAGGAATTGAAGAAAGTAAAATAAGCGAATATATCAGCGTGGACCAATTCAAAGAAGCGTTAGAATATGACAAGAGTAAATATAATTTAGAAGCTTTAGAAGTTTCAAAAGATGATAACTACGATTGGAGCGTATCATATAATAACGACGAAATCTTTGAAGTTATTGAAGGGGTAGAGGTGTTATAATTATGTGGACATTATTTAAAATTTTCTTTTATATCGTTGTATTACCTATTAGAGCTATGTGGTGTTTGTTCATGAGCTTAGCAGGTATGTATAAATAGAATCAACATGAATAGATAATAATAAACTAGGTTCAAATATAAAGAGCCTAGTTTTTTTGTTTATAGATATTTAATACCCGTTTATTATTCTTAATACTTTAATACTTAAATACATAATACGTATTAATATATAAGTGCTTGATATTAAAGGAATGCGAATATAAGCCCGTATAAAAGGCTTTTGCTATAACTGGAATAATTAACCCAGAATATATAAAACGTGCGTACAATCGAAAATATAAGCTATTTAAGTATATGCTATGCTATTTACGTATATAGGAATAATTAACCATGAAGCATATAAAGGCCTCGTATAAGCGAATATAAGAGCATATAGAGGTATCTAGCAGGGCAAGGCTTTATATATTTGTTCTTGATGCGCTTGATCCAACGAATGCAGGAACAATAAGAAACAATCGAAAAGCCTTTGCTTTTAGTTCTCTTGTATATTCCCGTGGGGTGGGTGTATCGCTGTTCTTTTTCTTTTCCTCACCTTTATATATTTAAGTAAACTATTTTATATTTATACTTCTATATTACTAATAACTTTAATACTTAATACTAATACTTAATTATTAATACAATACTATATATAAGTATTATGTATTAATATAAGGGTATTGTTTTTAATAGGGGGTATATATTCTTTAGATGGGTATTAGATGTCTTTATTATTTTATACTTAAATAAATAGTAATATACCTAAAGGGAAAGAGAAGAGAAAGAGGGAATTGAGAAGAAGCATAAGGGCAGATGAAAGCCTATATAGAGAGTTAAAAAAGTTATATAAACATGGCACATATAGGCAATATAAGGGCTTCATATATCCCAAAATATTGTAATGTAAATAAAAACGTTCGTTTTAGTTGACACTTTAGAGCTATAAAACACTATACTTTTTATTCATAGCCCACCCCTCCCTATTTTGCCGAGATCGGTACGGGGGTTAGTTACTCCACCATCCTACACACAAAAAATTCTCAAATCATAGAGCTTTTTATATTTTAAAACACAGTATAAATTATATATTTTTATTTTTGCTAGGTTGTCTTGACAACTTGACAAATCGAGCGTAAACTCATGTATGTAAGTGAAATAGCACTCAAAAGGGGTTTCTCCCTTCTTTAGCGCCCGTTGTGGGTGCTTTTTTATTTACAAATTTGCAAAGCCATTCTTTAGCTTCTTATTAAATCATAAGTCCATCAAGCCTAAAGCTTGTAAAAGCACCGAGTACAATGACCAGAAGGTTGAACACTAAACACAGCAATGGTGGTGGTGAAAATAGCTGAATTAGTGTCGCTAAATACTTTACATGCATAACATTTCAAAAAAAGGAAGATAGTTGACGTAAAACAACTAGGGGAACAAAGCGTTCCCTTATCTGCACATTTACCCAAGAGGTTTAAGGGGACTGTTTGCTAAACGGTTAGTAGATGTTAAATCTAGCGCAGGTTCAAATCCTGCAATGTGCGCCAAAATCTATTCACATTACCAAAATAAAATTTTAAAGATAGGAGGAAAATTCAATGCGAGGAACTGTTAAAAACTTTGACAATACAAAAGGGTTTGGTTTTATTATTCCTGAAGGTGAAGGAAACGACATCTTTGTACATTACACTCAAATTGAGGGTAAAGGATATAAAACTTTAAGTGCAGGAGATCAAGTAGAATTTGATGTCAAAAACACAGAACGTGGTTGTCAAGCTCAAAAAGTTAAAAAAATCTAAAAAAAGTTAAAAACCTAATAAAGAATTATATCATGACATTAAAGTGGCTGTATTAACATTTCCATATGAATTCGACTAGTTTCATTTGTTATAATTTCCTTCTTGAAAACTATAAATTGTACAAAAAGCGTAGTATTCATAATACAGTCAAGAAACATACGATTAGTGGATGTTTGTTGTCTTTTCAAACTAATCAACATGGAAGATAATCGGAAGCATATCGCCAATTAGCGGTTGCGGAGGTTCGAGTCCTTCATCTTCCACCCCTTATACCATTATTTACAAGCTAGGATTTAAAAAGTTTATGTCTTTTTATTTCCTAGCTTTTTTTATTTATACAAAAAAACAAGGAGGTTGAGAAAATGCTACATTTAGACGGCAGACCATGGGCTTTAAAACCCTACAAAGATTACAAAAATCAACCCGAGAAATATCAAGAGAAAGCAGTTGGGATAAGGCCTAAATTTGGAGAGTTCCAACAATTCCAAGTTCATGACGTCAATTTCTCACAATTAAGGAGACCGATCTACGGATTTGTTTATCTACAGATATTCGGTTGCGAGATAGATTTAAGAGCAGGGGATTGTGTTACTGTCGACAAGATTTTGTATATCCAAAACAAAAACAAGCTTACGACTATTGGATGCACAATCAAAGAAAAATCGCCTTTCCAAAGTGATTATGAAGTTGGAAATCAAGAAGAAAGCGACGAACCAATTTTTTAGAGGTTAGATACTGCTATGTCTGAAAATATGTCAAGAGTAATCAACGATTACAAGATTGCTTTAAGAAATACAGGCGCTTCTACTTCAATTCAAATGCTTAAGATTGCCAAAAATCTATACGATGCAATGATACAGCACTACGAATACTGCGAAGAAATGAATTTGCTAACGCATCAATATCGAATATGTCAATTGATAGACGAAGAAGTTCTTCCAAAGCTTGACAAAGGGATAATCGGTACAACGAGCTTAAAAGTTGCTAACGAACTCTTTGCAATTAGAAAAAAATTCTTTGCTTTATCTTCAAGACGAATCCTAAAGAACTTTGCCTTGTACATAGAAAGCTACAAGAAAAAGAAAATTTGGGACAAGACAATGGAAACGGTCGAGCCCGTTTTTTATTATGCTGACCAATTCATTATTAGCGATACGTTAAATTTAATGCGTGTATCGTGTATGCCCGGGCTTGGTAAGTCATATATGGGTAACTTGCTTTTAGCAAATGCTTTTGGAAACAATCCTAACTTAAGCGCACTACGAATTACATTCTCGGATGACTTGGTAAAGATTACAACAGCACAAACGAAAGCAATTATGAAATCACAAGCATACAAGGAAATTTTTCCAAGATATGCAAATCCCGACCTTTTATACAAAGGCAAATATGTTTTTAAAAAGGACGACAACCATTCGTTTTGCTTATGCGATTGCGAAGATGAATTTAATCTTTTCGCTGTTACTCGTGAAGGTCAAGCAACTGGGAAACGTGCGAAGCTTGTTGTTATCGACGACTTGCTAAAAGGGGAAACAGAAAGTACAAACGTAACCTTACACAAGCAACTTGTCGATAGATACGATTCAGACTGGTCTTCACGTGCTGACGACGACAACCAAAAAACATTGTTGTTAGGAACTATGTGGGCAAATACGGATTTACTTAACGTTATGTACGACCGAGCTACAAGCGGTGCAGAGTCATTGATTGCTGACCCTAAACATAGATTTACCGAGTTGACACAAGATAGAAAGAGCGTGTTTATCGGAATACCTGCTCTAGACAAATACGACAACTCAACGTGTCCTAAACGTTTTTCTTCCGAGTCATTGAAGAACAAGCGAAAGTTCATGTCTAAATATCTATGGCAAGCGGTTTATATGCAAGATCCAATTGCTCCTGACGGGTTGGAGTTCAACTATTCAGTATTGCAAACGTATAACGAGAAGGTTACAAAGCGTTCGGATATTAGATACGGTGCTCTTGATCCTGCAAGACGAGGTAAGAACTACGTTTCAATGCCTATTGTCTACGGTTATCCAAGAGAGGACTCTTTAGACGACATCTTTTATTTAGTTGATTTCTTATATCAAAAGAAGGGTATGGATGATTTATACGACCCAATCGTGGATATGATTATCAAACATCAACTAAACCAACTTGTTGTCGAAAACAACACGGATACTTCTCTTAAAACCGTTTTAGAGGAAAGGTTGCACAAAAAAGGATATTACGGTTGCAATATCGTAGAAAAATATTCTACGCAAAACAAAGAGCAAAGAATCAAGGATTATCAATCAACAGTTAGAAACAGTATTGTTTACCCTGCACAGAACTTATTCAGTCCCATCACTCAAATGGGAGAAGCTATGGAGTCAATCACTTCATATTCTTTCAACTATCCAAACAAGTTTGATGATGCGATAGATAGTGTTGTTCTTTTATGCATGGAATTTATAAACAATCGATTAGAATTTCCAACTATTGGAAGTTTTGACCGCTCATTCATATAGAAAAGGAGGTAAATATGTCAAACGTTTTGCAACAAGAAGATAAAAAAAGTCCCATCTTTAAAAAAAGGACATATCGTTTTGGAAGACAGGTCATTAGAATACCTGTTTCAAAATATTCTCTTAACGAAAATGTCATTCACGAATATTTGCCTTATATTTTAAGATTGCATTCTATTAACGTTGCCGATTATATGCATCTTGATAGAGTGTATCGAGGAGACTCCAATATTTGGACAAAGGAAAGATACTACGGAGAGAAAAATAAAATGAACTCAATTATTGAAGAAGGACATCCTTTTTCAATGGTTGAGTTTAAAAAAGGCTACATGTACGGTGATGATGTTAAATATTCATGTGCTGACGATACGTTGTGTACTGACGATATTTCAATCATCAATAGATATATGAAGGACCAAAAGAAAGCAACAAAGAATGTTGATATTGCTCAAGACGTTTATGTTGCGGGTGCTGGTAATCGTATTATTTTACCCAAGCCTTACGGTTCGTCGTATGACATCAAGAGAAATGCTCCATTCGATATTTACAATTTAGATTATTGTACTTCATTTATTGTTTATTCAAGTGATTTTACAAAAGAAAAATTATTTGGCGGTATTATCACAATGATTGACTCAACCGACCCAAACAATGTTATCTATCAACTTATGATATATGATCATCAATATGTTTATGAATTCTATATGGGAGGTAACGGTTCAGGATTTATTTTTAATTCGGGCTACTTCATTAGAAAAACAAGACATTATATTGGTGTTTGTCCTTTTGTAGAATACAAGATTAACAAGGCAAGAATTGGAATTATCGAAAGAGTTGAAACATTATGTGATGCAATCAATGTTATTTCTTCAAATAGTGTTGATAATGTTGCCGACTTTGTAAACTCTCTTTTAGTTGTTTACAACCAAAAGATTGATAAAAAATCAAAAGAAAATGTAGAGCAACTAGGAGCAATGTCTTTAACAACGATTGACCCTAGTAGACCTGCGGATGCAAAATATTTAACCAACTTACTTAACAATGCGGATGTAAATACAAAATACGAAGCATTGGTTAAAGTTGCTTACGCTTTAGTAGGTGTTCCACAAGCTAATACTCAAACAACAAGCGGTGGAGATACAGGAGAAGCAAGACTGTTAGGTGGAGGATGGGCAAGAGCTGACATTGTCGCTAAACAGGACGAGATCCTTCTCAAAGATGCGGAAAGGGAAATGCTTGAAATAGTTATCAACATTTGCTTGAAACATCCACAATGCGAAATAAATGACATTTACTCAAGCGATATAGAAATCAATTTCAGTAGAACTAAAAACGATAATCTTCTCGTAAAAGTTCAAGCTTTAACTCAACTTGTTCAAATGAACGTTCCAAAAGAAACAGCTTTAAACATTGTGGGACTTGTTGGAGACCCTCACGAAGTTGCACATAGTTGGGAAGCGGAAGTTGAAAAAGCACAACAAAAGAGTATCGAACTTGTTCAAAAACAAAAACAAGGTAACGATATAACGGATATAAAAGAAGATACAAACGATAAACCTAAAGAAGAAGACACTAACTAAAGTGTCTTTTTTTTATGCCAGAGAAGGCAATAAAACGCAAATTGTGAGAGAACACAAGCCATAAAAAACGCACAAGCATAAACAGAGAAGTTTTAAAAACGCAAGGAGGATTTTTATGAATAAGGATTTATTAAGATTTTGTTTTGCTCCCGAAGGTGGAGAAGGCGGAGGAGCACCGGTTGCAGGTAACCCTGCATCTAATGATCCTACACCAAACCCAACACATGTAGACGGAGAAGACGGTGGGCAACCACAAGAAGAACAAATTTCAAAAGCTCTTTACGACAAATTAGCTAGCGAATATGCAAAATACAAAAAAGATATGAAAGCTAAAGAAAGAGCAAATATGACGGCACAAGAGTTAAAAGATGCCGAAGCGGAAGACTTTCGTAAAGAATTAGAAACATTAAAAAAAGAAAATGCAAAATCAAAGGCAATTAGCAAATTAAACAAAATTCAAGGTAACGACGAAACAATCGAAAGCATTGCTCAAGCACTTGTAGACAACGATATGGAAAGTGTAATCAATAACGTTCTTAAACTTGTAGAAAGTGCTACAAGCGAAGCAAACAAGAGAGTTGAAACAATGCAATTAGAAAGCACTCGCCGACCAAACATTGGAGATAATTCTTCGCCTACTCAAATTACAGTTAAAGAATTTAAACAAATGACAATCGACGAAAGAATTAAATTAAAAGTTGAAAACCCTGAATTGTATGCTACTTTGTCTAACCAAAATAATTAGATAGGAGGGCTATTATATGCCACGTACAGGAGTATTTAACGGTGTCTATTTTGACCCAGATGTATTCACCGAATACATGCAAGAACAATCATGTTTAAACTTTGCAATTATTCAATCAGGTATCTTACAAGATGACCCTATTATTCAAAAAATGTTAGGAAATGAAGGGAATGTTGGTACCGCTCCGTTTTTTAATCCAATCGACAACGAAGGCGATGCATTAAATTATGATGGTAAAACTGACAACACACCTACTGAATTAACTACTAACAAACAAATTTTCATGGCTATTTCAAGAATGAAAGCTTGGAAAGAAGTTGACTTTGTTAGATATTTAAGCGGAAAGTCACCTTTACAAAATTTAGCTACAAAATTAGTTGTTCCTTATTGGACTTACCAATGGCAAAAAGATTTAGTAGCTACCATTAAAGGTATTATGGGTGTTACTGAAATGAAAACCCATAAAACTGATTTATCTGTAACTAGCGGAAGTATTACTGATGCAAATAAAATCGACTTAAATACACCATTAAGAGCTAGTCAAAAAGCAATTGGAGACAAACGTAGAGATTTCACTTTATTCATTTGTCACTCAACAGTAGCTACTCGTTTAGTTGAATTAAATATCGCTCAAAACATTAAATATACAGTTCCTAATGCCGTTCAACAAATAGAATTAAAACAAATTGGCGATATGATTATTTTTGAATGTGATGATTTAACAGTTGACAATACTAAACCTGAATTCCCTGTATATCATTCATACATGGTAGGTAGAGGAACATTCTTAAAAGCTGAAAAGAAAGTGCCTCATCCATACGATACTGATTATGACCCTGAAAAATTAGGTGGGGTTTCAATGCTTTACACTAAACAAGCTAGAGTTATGCATCCAAACGGATTCTCAATTAAAGCCGACAACATTGTCGAAGAGTCACCAACTCGTGAAGAATTAGCTAACTCAGCTAACTGGGAATTAAAATTCAACCATAGAAATGTTGCGATTGCTGAAATCATTTCAAACGGTTAATCTATGGCATACATATTAGTAAACGAAAAGCCTTATTACACTAATGGTAGTAAGGTTTTTCCTTGTTCATTAAGTGCCGAAGTAACAACGGTTGATTTTAAAAACCCAGCAAGATTAGATAAGGATGCAACATTTAACTGTATTTATACAGAAGATGAAATTAAACAAAGATTAGGTATTGCGTATGTAGATACTTGGGATGAAGAAAATCAAAAGATCGTTAAAAAGACAAACAAAACGATTTCTACTATCCCTAACAGAACAAAAAAAGAATAAAAGGAGGTATTCGTTATGACGGAAGAGGATGTAATATCTTACGTTGTTGAGAAACTCCGTATTAAATACAGTGAGGATGATAAATCTAACGAGGAGTTAGAGGATGCTGTAGAAGATTGTATATCAATGTTTAAACGATTATCTAACCAACTTGAATTAGAAACATTTACAAAGGTTGATGCAAACTGGATAAAGAGAGCTTGTGTTGAAATCATCCAACGTACAGATGATGGGATGATAGGTGTTAAAGAGTATCAAGAAGGTAATATCAGATATACATTTCAACGTGAAAATCTTTCGAGAGCTTTAGTGTTGGAATTATTCCCTATGGTTGGTTATCCAAAATGAGGGATAGTTTTAATCAAGCTAAAAGATCGTTTGATGATGTTGTCTATATTGCTCAAAAAGATACCGAAAGTAAGTTAGACGATTACGGAAATAAAAAATATTTAGAGCCTAAAAAATTGTTTTGTTGTGTTTCTCCTTTAGATGGATACAGTGATGTAACAGCTTATGGAGAGAAAGTCACAAAGACTTATAAGACGTTTTTAAGCAAAAGAATATTTAACAATGTTTTTCATGAAGGAGACAAAGTTTATTTAGATGGAGTTACTCCCGAAGGTGAAAAGACATATGGTAGCAAAGCTAACTACTTGATAGACTCGGTTAGAAATCAAAACAAAAAGATATGTATTTATTTTCAAAAAATATCGAAAGGTAGTGAATAAGTATGAAATTAAGAAACATTAAAACGAAAGTTGTAAAAGATGTTGAAGATAAAATTGTAGCTGATTATTTATCCACTAAAGAATGGGAGATTTTAGACGAAAAAGAAGATGTAGAAAAAACTCCTAAAACTCCTAAACAAGCCTAATCACTATGAAGTATCAAATCAACGTTGAATTAAGTCAACAAGGAATACAGCACGTCATGGATGTGCTACAAGAGTATTCAAAAAGATTGCCTTTAGTAAGCAAAACATTTATTCAATATTCTCTTGATTTTTTAGAAAATCTAGCAAAAGAAAATATTGATAATACTACTGGTTCAAGTGAATGGTATCAAGTAACGGGAACGTTGGAACATAGCTTTACAAAGCAATGGTCAAATTTCTACGGAGAGCTTATCAACCATGCCATGTATGCTTGTTACGTAGAGTCTGGAACTGGTGAATTTGCTAGTAAAGGTGATGGAAGACAAGGCGGTTGGCTATTCAAAGACAAGGACGGTGTGTTGAGGTTTACACACGGGACAAAACCACATTTCTTTATGCAAAATGCAATAGACGTTTATTGGAGTGCAGGAACATATAAAACAATTTGGGATAAAGCTTTTAATGATGTTATGGGGGAGGTGCTTAAATAATGGATGGTTACTTTGAAAAGTTGTTTCAAGGCTTAAAATCATATGTTAGTAGCAAAAGTATTTATGCACCATATATTTCAAAAAAAGCGAAGGAGTCCATTTTCCCGCTTGTTGTATTGTCTGTATCAAATAATACAAATATTGCAAATTTAGGATTTTATGAACAAATCGACATGTTATCTCTAACTGTTGAAATTAGTACGATAAACCTTGAATTTGATGGAGAAATGGTGGATGCAATGATTGTAGCAAATGAATTGCATAAGTTAGTCAATGAATATATGGGTGTCATGTGCGGTTTAAAAAGAACATACGATTCGCCAACACCGAACGTGGATAAAAACGTATATCGAATTGTTATGCGATATACAGTAAAAATTAACAGAACAAAAAACATGATCTATTAAAAAAGGAGGAAGTACAATGCAATTATATGAAGAATTTGGCGATAGTCGTGTCATTACGGGTATTGGTAGTGCTTTATATTATAAAAATGGAAGTGGTAAGTTTTCTTTATTATTACCTTTAGAAACAGTACCTTCTATTGCAAGTAACCCTGAAAGTATTGAATTTGATGTCACTACTTCAACAACTAAAGGTAAAATCAACGGTAAAGTTACATTAGATGAAAAAGAAGTTGATGTATATAACCACCGAGACAACATGAGACGTATCAAAGCTCTTGAAGGTAAGACTTTAGAATTCTTAAAAGTGTCTCCTGATTATTCAGCAGAAAGATTTACTGGTACAGTTTCAATTACTTCACAAGACTCTACAAGTGATAACCCTGAAAAAGCAACAATGAAAATTGTTCCAAAATCATTTGAGGGATTTATTGAAAACTGTTATGATTTAATTCAACCTACATGTCATTTTAGTTCAGAAATCGAAAGTGTTGTTTATTTAAATAGCGCTAGTAAAGACCAAACTTTCAAGGCAACTGTTGAATTAATTCCTGCTGATGGTACAGTGAAAGCTACTTCTTTAACTCCTAGTGTTGCAACAGTTACTTGTACTGGTGGCAATTTAGTCATCACACCAGTTGCTAAAGGTAGCTGTATTGTTGAATTAGAAGCATCTAAAGAAGAATACGCACCATGGACTACAACAATTTTAGTAATTGTTAAGTAGTCTTTTTTAGTATTAGAATTGGAGGATATGAATTATGAAGTTATTTGAATATGAATATAACGGTGAAAACTATGTTTTTGAAACTACAAATAAAGCTAGAGCAGAATTAAAAGATTTACAAATGAAAGGTGTTAAAGATTTTAGTGCAGGTGATTATCTAGAATTAATGACAGACATTAAAAATTTAGAAATTGAAGGTGCTAAAATTGATGTAATGCCTGAAAGCGAAGAAAAAGCGGAGTTAGCTTCTATCTTGGAACAAAAATTAACAGCGGTAGCAGACAAAACCCAAGCTATGTCTATCGTTTTAGATAATGCTGAATTAACAACGTTAGATACTATGTATGTGATCTTGAAAAATACTAGAAAATTCAAAGGCAATTTATCTAGAGAATTATTTGACGACATTATCTATGACATGGAAGAAAAAATGGGTGATTTAAAAGTATTTGAAATGTTGGAGGAAGCGAAGCAAAAAGCTTTTTCAGTATTCGAGGAAATGACGAAGGCGGAAGCAAAATTCAAAAAGAAAGAAACCTCACCCTCGAAGAAAAACTCGAAGAAATCCAAAATGAACTAAAAGAATTTGAAGTAAGAAAAAAATACTCAACAGAGGAAGAATACTATTTGATGGAATTTCTTCCTCTTGCTTTAGAATATGGAATGAGCGTTGATATGTTTTGGTATTATGATGAAGATTATTTCAAAGCATATCAAAAAGCTTATTTTAATCGTTTGAACAGAGAAAAGTGGATAGAGGGTAAATATATCCTAGATGCCCTTTATGAAGTTTCAACAACAATTATGCCCGTTCTTTGCTACAACGGATTTAGTGGTTTCAAACCAAAGGACATAGACACAATACCTTATAGAAATAAGCCTATAGATTTTATGAATTTAGATAGGTTGAAGGAGAAAGAAAAACATGAAATAACAGAAGAAGAGAGAGAAAAAAGATACAGAGATAGATTGAATTATTGGGTGTAATTCTAACTATCTCTTTTTTTGTTATCTCTTTTTTATAAGGAGGTGTATTTATGGACAATCAAACGGATATTGGTGTTGTTATTTCAACAAAGATTGACAAAGCAATACAAAGTGCAAATCTTTTGAACAAAAAATTAAAAGAAACTCAAAAGAGTATGAAAAAGCTTGGTGTTGATAGTTCAAGTATTAACAGATCATTATCCAAAGTAAACACTTCTAAAATTAAAAACTTGTCTAGCGACGCAAAAAGAGCTAGTTCAAGCATGGGTGGTTTGTCAAAACAAATAAAAGAAGCTACAAACGGTTTACATAAAGGTTTTGACCTAGGAAAAATGTATTTCATGTTTAATACATTAAAACCAGTCATGCAAGGGATTGGTGGCATTATTGAAAAATCGGTTGATTATACTGAAACAGTCAACTTATTCGCTAATGCAATGGGCGATTTAACAAGTCAAGCAATGACTTTCCAAGATAAATTGTCCGAAGCTTTCGGAACAGCTCAGACATCTATGATGAATTATCAAGCAACATACAAAAATATGTTGAGTGCATTAGGTGGTATGAGCAATGACGTTACAGAGAAATTAAGCGAGACATTAACATTGATGTCTATTGACTATGCTTCTCTTTACAACGTTGAAATGGAGAATAGTGCTCAAAAGTTCCAAAGTGCATTATCAAGACAAGTTAGACCTATTCGTAGTACGAGCGGTTACGATATTACTCAAAATGTATTGAGCGATTATTTACAACAAGCAGGTATCTACGATAAAGAAGTAAGTGATTTAAGTGAAATTGAAAAAAGATTATTAATTATATATTCATTGCAACAACAAATGGCTAACTCTAGTGCATTTGGAGATTTTGCAAGAACAATTGAGAGTCCTGCCAACCAATTAAGGGTACTTCAAGAACAAATTCAAGAAGTAGGTCGTTGGTTAGGCTCTGTATTCTATGGAACTATTGGTAAGGTTCTTCCTTATATCAATGGCTTTATTATGGCTATTAAAGAAGCTGTTAAATGGCTTGCTTTATTTTTAGGCTATAGTGTAGAAGATTATGCAAGTAGCGGACAAACTTATTTTGACCAAGCTTTTGGAGACTCTACCGACTCAATAGACGGTGTAGGGGACAGCGTTAGTGATGTCAACGATAAGTTGGACGATACTAAAAAGAAAACAAAAGAAATCAAGGAGCAATTATCGGGGCTTGATGAATTAAATGTCATTACTTCTACAAGTGAAAGTTCAAGTGGAAGTGGTAGTTCAAGTGATAGTGGAGGTTTAGGAAGTGCAGGTGTTGACCCTAGACTTTTAAAGGCTATCGGTGAATATGATGATATGCTCGACAAAGTTAGAATGAAAGCTAACGATATTCGAGACAGATTGATTGAGTGGGGAAAAATCGTAGGTGGGTATGTAAACGAAAATATCTTTAAGCCTATGGATGTTTCTTGGAATAAATACGGTGAGTCAATTCTTTCTAGGTTTCAAAGTGGATTTTCTAATTTTAGTTCAATCGTAGAAGATGCTTTCGGCATTGTTTTAAAACGATTGCCTGAAAGTGTTGAGTCGGTAAGTTCATTATTCTTTTCTCTTTTAGATGATCTTGCGATTGCCTTTGATGGTATCTCTAAATTATTTAAAGGAATTTGGGATAACGGAGGAAATGTTTTATTTGAACAACTCATTAGATTAGCTAATGCAATCATTGATTTAGGAACATCTATTAATGATAACTTTGTTAAGCCTATTCTTAAATGGTTTGCAGATGATATTGCGCCAACACTAGGTAAGGTTTTAGGCAAGATTATAGGTTTATTTGGTAGTCTTGTAGGTTTACTTGCAGATGTGACAAAAGCTATTGCAGAAAACAAAAATGCGGTTTCTCTCGTATGTACAGCCCTTACAGCTATGTTCACTTTATACAAAGGAGCAAAAGTAATTGTATGGGTAAAAGGATGGATAGGTGTGTTTAAGGATTTCAAGAGTGAATTAGGACTTGTAAAAGGCACTCTATCATTGCTTGGTGAAACTAAATTTGGCGGTAAGATAGTAAATACATTTAAAGATTTAACATCTTCTGCTAAATCTACTGGAAGTACATTTAAAGATGCTAAAAACATCTTATCTAGTTTATGGACCACTCTTACAGCAGGAAGCACACCTATGAGCAACACAGCTTCTATCTTTGGAAAATTAAGAGATATGGCATCAACTTCTACTGGTGCTGTTGGCTTATTTGCTAAAGGGTTATCTGCATTGACTTCTCCCTTAGGCTTAACGGTTGTAGGAATTACTGCTGTATCAGGTGTCTTAATGTATCTTACAAGAGATTACAACGGTACAACTGGTGCAACCGCTGAATACATCAATAAACTTAAAGATCAGCAAAAAGAATTGGATAACGTTACTAAAAAGACACAAGAAAATCAAAAAGTAACAAGAGATAAAATTGCTACTATAGACAGCGAATACTATGCTGTTGAAAGAGCAATTTCTAAACTTGATGAAATGGTGGACTCTAACGGTAAGGTTAACGGTTCACAAGAAGTAGCACAAAACTTAATTGACCAAATCAATTCAAAACTTGGTACTAACATCACTATTCAAGATGGTGTTATCAAGAATTGGAAAGATGAAAAAACAGCATTAGACCAAACTATTGAGTCTATGAAGTTGAAAGCCAAAGTAGAAGCTCATTATGATGCTTACGTCAAAGCTTTAAAACAAGAAAAGGATTTAAGTGTTGCTTTATCTAATGCAAAAAGAGAGTTAGCTGACAATACTGAAAAACTATATAAAAAGAAACAACGCTTTGATGAATTAACACAAAAAGGTGTAAATAAAACACAAAGTGAAAGAGAAGAATATCAAAAGTTAGTTCAACAAATTGGAGATTTAACCGCTACACACTCCCAACTTGAAAAGAATGTTAAGAGTGCACAAAAAGCTTTTGATACCAATAAGAAATCTATCACCGACTACGATAAGGCTGTTAAAGCCACAAGCGGTGATGTAAAAGATATGGCAAAAAGTATTGTTGCAGACTATGAAAAGATGGGCAACGACTCTAAAGCAACTTGGAAATCTATGGCACAAGGGCTTGTTGATTTAACAACTAAACATTCAGAATATGTAAAAAACAACGCTGATATGAACTCTAAAGAAGTTAAATCAAATGAAGAAGCTACTAACATTATTATCCAACACATGGTAGAAAAAGCTAAAAAGCATGGTATGACATATGATGAAATGTTAGCTAAATTAAAAGATGCAGGGGTTAAGCTTAATGCAACTGAAAAAGCTCAATTACAAGAAGAATACAACAACTATGTTTCAAACAAAAACAAAATAGCTAACTTGGAAGCTTCTAAATGGGCTAACATGTCAAGCCAAACATCAATCCAAATGTCTAGATTAAATTCTTATCAAAAAGCAAAATTAGATGAAGCTTTGAATATGTTCCAACAAACTGGGGATAAATCAGGACTTCAATATTGTCAAAAATTAGCAAATGCTTTAGCAAGAAATGGTGGAGCTACAGATGCTGAAACATTAAGAATTATCGGTCAAATTGAAAGCAGAGCAAGAGCTTGTAACCCTAATGTTAAAGTTCATACAGCTTTAGATTGGAATAGTTTGAGTAGTGTTGTTAATTCAATTTCAAGCACTGTATCAAGAGTTGTTTCAACAATCACAATGAGATTACCTCACTTTGCTACTGGTGGTTTCCCAGAAGACGGAATGTTCATGGCAAACCATGGGGAATTAGTTGGTAAATTCTCTAATGGTAAAACCGCTGTAGCGAACAATGAACAAATCGTTCAAGGTATCCAAAGTGGTGTTTATAGAGCTGTTAAGGAAGCAATGGGAGAGTCTAATAACAATGGAAGCAATGTTGTTCAAGTATATATCGGTAAAAAGAAAATTGCGGAGGAAGTTCAAAACGCAAACAAAGAGTCGTTGATGAAAACGGGAAAGGTAATATTTGGTACTTAATATGGCAAGTGAAAGAAGACACGACATTACAATTAGTGGTATTACAATTAGCCTTTCCTCTAAAAAAGATACTTATTTTGACTTGGATGCAGAAGCGACAAGAAGTTGGAAAACTGGAATATTAAAAAGAAATAGAATTAGAAAGAACTGTTTAAAAATTGAGTGCTCTATGGAAAATAGGGATGCTGACTATGTGGATTTAGTTCTTGGATTGCTTGACCCTCAAGAGTTTCAAGTTGAAGTCTACGATAGATACAAGAGAGAAAGAGTTACAAAGACAATGTATTGTAGTGACCGCTCAACAGAAGATTATGAAACTGTTAGTGGTACAAAAACAACATTGTCTTTTAATTTGATTGAGGTTTAAAAAACATGTATAAGATACTTTCAAATGGTATTGATTATGCTGAATATGTCACAGCAATGGAAAGCTCTATTTCTTTTTCAGATAATACAATTATCGGGAATGTTTCTTCTAAACAAGTTAAGTTAAGTATTGATAACAGCTCAAATGCTTTTAACGATATATTAGATCAAGAATTCGAGATTTACGACAATGACAACAAATTAGGTGTTTTTAGGATTTATGAAAAGCCTGAAAGAATGACAAGTGAGTTAGAAATTACACTATACGACAATGTCATTCTTTCTAACGTTGCTTATAACTCGGCCATTGAATATCCTTCAACAATCAAAGAGCAATTAGATGAAATGAGTGGAATGATTTCTTGTCCTATTATTTATGATGAAGTTCCACAAAAGGTTTTAGATACACCAGTTGGATGGAAAGACAACACATTATCTATTAGAAATTATTTAATGTTCATAGCTGAATTTTCAGCTTGTAACTGTTTTGCGGATGAAGAAGGAAATATTGTTTTTAAGAGGTTATTAAAAGAAAAGAAGTTTGATTTGCCTGAATATGAGGGTGTAGAAGAATTTGCTACTATTGAAGAATTTACTATTTCTAAAGTAATATTCGATAATGGAGTAGGGACCGTTCTTGAATACGGAACAGATGAAGGACAATCTTATTATTTGATGGCTGACAACTCGTATATTGAGACACAAGAACAAGTTAAGGCTATTGCGACAAATATTATTGGCTTGTCTATTATGACAATGGAGAGTCTTAAATCCCCTGAAATCATAGGTTCGACAGTAGGAGATATTATTAAGTATTATGATGATGAAGATACTTACTATTTTATGTTGATGTCTATTGATATTGATTATTACAACGCTGAATACAATATCATGAACGCAGAAGGGAAGCTTGAAACACAAGCGGTTGAAAGTGTTACCAACAGAGCAGATACAACAGTTAAAATAAAAAGAGTACAAACTGAACTAGACCAAGCAAACAACAAAATCACAATCATAGCAAAAGATATTGATGATACAAAAAGTGAGGTCGGACAATTAGTCATTTCTAGCAAAGATATTACAGCTCAATTAGAAAAAATTACTCAAAGTGTATATTTAATTGAAGCAGGAAGCGGAAATATCTTTGACAACTGCGAATATTCATTGATTAAAACAAGTGAGGATTTAGAAAGAGCAACTTATTCCATTCCATCTTTAGGAATTACTGAAAACTATCTAAAAGGCAAGGATATTGTTATCTCTCTATCTGTTTATGTTTTAAATGGATATTTGAGTTTAGGAAATAGAGTTGGTGTTGAGTTTGATGTTACTTATAAAAATGATGTCAAAAAGACCTATTCAGTATACTGGTATTTGGGACAATATGATCTTCAATATTTATTGCAAACAAGCACGAACAATGTTGATAAGAGAATATGGGCACATTACAAGCTTGAAGATGAAGATATTGTAAGTGTTTCTAATTTGCGAATGATTGTAGATGTCAATGCTGAAAAAGCTGTTGCATCAAACCCTAAAGTTGAGTTTGGAACAACTCCAACAGGCTTTGAATACGATATGAACACGATTAGAGACAACGTTCAAGTTCTTATTACTCAATATGCAGGAATTGAAACGACTATCGAAAAATTAACAGCTAGAGTAGAAAAGCAAGAGCAAGACACAATCAGTATCACGACAAACGTTGAAGGTTTAAAAAAAGAAATGGATACTATCGGCTTAAATGTGGATAGTATGAATGAAAGAGTATTTACAAACAAGGATAGCATACAAGCTAAAATTATTGAAACTCAAAACAACTATAGTGCAATAGTTGAAACTATCGAAAGTTTGACAATAAGAACAGCGCACACAGAAGAAAATGTTGCTACGATTACTCAAAATGTAACAAATATTTCTAGCGACTTAACGGATGCCAAAGGAGATATTTCAAAGAATACTGAAAGTATTGGAACTATCAACGGTGATATTTCAAGTATTAATGGAAGTATTGATACCATTGAAGGAGACGTGTCAAACAACAAAGAGTCTTTGAACAAGATAACAGCAACAGTCAATCAAACGGTAGAAAAATATACTGAAATAGAGTCAACTGTTAACACTTTATCTTTAAAAGCTGTTGATCAAGAAGAAAAGACAACAACTATTGAGAAAAATGTCAATGGAGCTATTGAAAAGATTGAAACTGTTGAAAGCAGAGTCAATAATACAGAAATTGCTTTACAACCTAAAAACATTGTTTTAGCTGTAAATGAGCAATTAAGTAAAGATGATGCTATTTCAACAACAAGTTTCACTTTAGATAACAAAGGAGCACACATCAAAAATGGTGCTTTGGATATTACTAATGCATCAGAAGAAAAAGTTTTCTATACAGATGATGAAGGAAACTTGACAGTTACTGGTAATATCGTCGGTTCAAAGATTACTGGTTCAGCAATCAGTTTTAAAAATATTGAAAATGGACAATCTCTTGAGCTTAATGAAACAGGTATTCATATTGATGGAATTCAAGATACTGGAAGCGGAGGGCTTGGAATTCATTTTAAAGTTCTAGGTGAGGAAGATAGCTTCTTATCCATTGATGAATACGGGATTGAAATAGACGGAAGTAACGCATCTACATTAGGCTCATATGGTGGAAGGATATCGTTATCTACTATTATGGTTGCTGGAAACTCGCCTATTATGTATTCAACAAGTGATGCTGTATGGCAGGGTGTTATGTCAGATTATGTAAACTGGTTAAAATGGGTTCCTCGTTCCAATGGAGAATACGTTGAAATTACAACAGTTAACTCCACGAGATGGGGAATTTCTGTATGGCTTTCAGATGCTAGGTTGAAACAAAATATAGTTGATACCTCTATTAATGCTTTAGATAGAGTAAATGCAATAAGACATGTTGATTTTGATTGGACGAACAAAGAGGGCCATGTAAAGTGTGGATATATCGCACAAGAACTTAAACAAATAGATGATGAATATGTCATTCCTATAGAACAAGATGATGGCTCTGTTATGTATCAAGTATGTAACAATACGATAACTCCGTTACTTTCAAAAGCAATTCAAGAATTATCAGCAAAAGTAGACACGTTAGAAAGAAGGTTAGAAGAAAATGGAATTAGTTATTAAACACACTAGAAATTATAAAGGCGAAGTAAAAAGTGAAGATGGTAAAATCATCATGAACTTGTCACAAGGATTTGACAACGCAGGAAATATGATTGGTGGTACAAATGTAGCAATCATCAATAGAGAGCTTTATAAAGCTGATATTGAAGAATGTAGAAAGCAACAAGATGCCTTTACTGCTGAAATGCGTAAAATCGAAGATGAACTTTTAGGAGAATAGAAATATGATCACATTAAAAAATAAAGATTTAGGAGCTGTTAATTCAGCTCTTTTAAGTTTAGGAAATCATCAAAGTGATATTGCTTTAAAGTGGGAGTTAGCAAAATATACAAAGAAGATAGATGAAGCTTATGCATTATTTAATAATCAAGTACAATCGCTTATCAAAGAAAAAGGCAAAAAAGATGATAAAGGAAATATTTCATTAGATGTAAAAAATGAAGATTATTTGAAATTATTATCACTTGATATTGATATTGAAGTTGACAAGCTTTCTCTTGAAGAAGTGAGCAAGTTCAATCCAACTGTACAAGAACTTATGCTTTTAGAGTCAATTATTAAAGAAGGTGATTAGATATGGCAATAGGAAGAATTACCTATGCTAACAAAGTGGATTATCGTCAAGAAGGGCAGGATGACAAATATAAGATTACTGCTGAAAACATGAATGAAATCAAAAGGGTATTCAATAACAGCGCAGAGTCAATTGAAAAAGGATTGAACACTATTGATGAAAATGTCAAGAAAACAAATGATGCACGTGATCTAGCAAAACAGTACATGGAACAAGCTTCACAAGATGCTTTGGCAATCAACGGTACAGCAAATGGTATTATTGAAAAAGTAACTACCGAAGATGGATATGCTCAAATCAATGATAGTTCAAATAGAAGATTGAACAATATGATTATCAGAGGAAACAGTGAACAAATCAAAACTACTGGTAAGAATTTATTATTAATATACAAACAAACACAAACTGTAAATGGTATCACTTTGACATATGATAATGACAATAAAGTAATCATTGCAAATGGAACAGCAACCTCATGGACAAATATAGCTCTTGGAGTATTTGATTTCAAGAAAGGCATAACTTATAAGTTTGTAGGATGCCCTAAAGGTGGTAGTGTTGACACATTATATCATATCGAGCCTAACGGGGGATTGTTTTTTGACATTGGCAATGGCGCAACTTACACACCATCTGAAGATAAGTTAAACACACTTATTTATTTTGTTGTAACTAAAGGTGTTGTATTAAATAATTTGGTTATTAAGCCAATGATTACAACAGATTTAAATGTAACATATGATGATTATGAGCCATATACTGGTGGCAAACCTTCACCAAGCCCGGAATATCCCCAAGAAATTAAAGCGGTTAATAAATTGAGTGGAGTTATGTGTGGAAAAAATTTATTTAATTACAATACTTATAAAAAAAATGATAAACAATTAAAAATTATCATCAGAGGTGGAAAAACATTGTTTAGAAACAATAGTATTTCTAGTACATTAAATTATAAAATATATGATATAAATGGCAATAGTTTGGGGACTTTTTACAGTTTAGAGTTTACAGCGACAAATCCGTTAAAATTACCAACAAATGCATCATATATTGAGATAAAATCTGATAATCCTTTTAGCAATTTATATATTGGGTATAGTTCAAACACCACTTATGAACCTTATATTGGTAGTATTTTAAATTACACTCTTCAAAATCCTCTTTATAAGCTAGGCGACGTATATGACTACATTGATTTTAACAGAGGCAAGATTGTAAGAAACATAGGAGTAATAACTTTTGATGGAAGTGATGATGAAGATATAAGATTAAGTCCTCCTGATGGTTCCCGTCGTGTTTATTTGTACCTATTTCGCAATTCTATTCTATCGATAGAAAATATAAACCCCTATTGTAAAAGCAATATGTTTAAATTTACAAATCTATGGACTGACGGTGTAATGTCACATAACCATCTTTTTTATGTTTCAAGTACTAACATATACGTTTCGTATAATGAGATTACGTCTTTAAATGATTTTAAAACATGGCTCAATAAAAACCCAATTACTGTAGTTTATCAACTTGCAACACCTACAGAAGAAGATATACCTGCAGAGTTGTTATCACAACTCAAGGAGCTTCAAACGTATGTTACAACGACAAATGTAATGTTTGAGGCGAGTGATGTTTATCCAATTGTTGATTTAGAATACATTGCAGATACGAAAACATACATTGACAACAAATTTAAGGAACTTGCAGAAGTGATTATAACAAGCACAAGTGAGGAGGAATTATAATGGCATTTAATTTACATGGCTTTGTAATGAAAACATTAGAAGGAATGAAAATTAACACTGATGAATACCAAGTAAGACAATATGCTCTTAAATGGTATTCAAAAGGTGTTTTAAAAGATGAAGATTTAGAAACCATTGATGAATGGTATGAAGTTGAGGATGTTCCAACTGAATTGGATCCAATTGAAGATACTGATATTGTAGAAGGTGAGGAAAATGAAGAAGATGGAAAAATGTTTTAATACGTTAGTAGCAATCATTGCTACTTTTTTTACGTATTTATTTGGAAGTTTTGATTTAGCATTACAAGTTTTAGTTATTTTTATGATTTTAGATTATTTAACAGGTGTGCTTTATGCGTTTTTAACCAATCAATTAAATAGTGAAGTCGGTTTTAAGGGTTTGGTTAAGAAATTGATGATTTTAGTAGTGTTGATTATCGCTGTTATGCTTGATCGCATTTTAGGGGTTAACGGATGGCCCTTCAGAACTCTTGTGGCATACTTTTATATTGCAAACGAAGGCATTAGCTTATTAGAAAATGTTGGGAATATTGGAATTCCTATTCCAAATAAAATGCGACAAGCTTTAGAACAATTAAATAAAGATGATGATAAAGAGAGCGAATAGCTCTCTTTTATTATGAATAACAACCAAAAGTTGCAAAAAATGGTTGTTAAACGGTAGTAAATGATAAAAAAACGGAATTAGTGAACAAAGGAGATTGTACAAATGGGTTCAGATGAATTTTTAGATTTATGTAAAAAAGTAGTCAGAGAGTACACAGAAGAACATCTTGATAAAACGGATGGCAAAGTTGATTTTGATGTCTATGCTGTTTGGAGTTGCAAAGCATTGCAAAATAGTAAAGCTTTAGCATCAACATCTCTTCCAGATGGAATGTACTTCGAATGTACGTATAACGGAGATAAGAAAGAACTTTATTTAGATGCTTATAAGAAATTTGAAAATAAATGTATTAAGTTAGGAGGAGAAAACAATGAAATTTAAAAGAGCTTTTGAATTAATGAAAAATGGAGCAAAAATTAAGCTCCCATCTTGGGGCGGATATTGGTATTGGGATGATGAAAAGAAAACAGTAATCATGCATACAAAAGATGGAAAAGAAATGGATATTAGAGAAACTGAAAGAGTTATCTATACGTTATCTAATATTCTTGATGATGGATGGGTTCTCGCTGATGAAAAAAACTGTCCCGAACTAGGTGGAGAAGCTACTTTTGGTTTTGATGAAGCTATCAAATATCTAAAACGTGGAATGAAACTTGCTAGAAAAGGTTGGAACGGTAAAGGAATTTTTATTCATTTATGTGAAACAGATGCAACAACAAATCCTTTTGTTTGTATAGATTCATCTAATTTACAAACTGATAATCTAGATGCAAAGAAAAATATTGTACCTTGGGCACCATCACAAACAGATATGTTAGCGGATGACTGGGTATTTTTTGAATAGGAGGATGTTATAAATGAAACTATTCATTAGTCAACCAATGGCAGGAAAAACAGATAAAGAAATCCTAGATGAAAGAGAAAGGGTGCTATGCAATGTAAAAGAATTATTTCCTGATAAAGAAATTGAAGTGATTGATTCGTTCTTTGATGGTGAACCTAAAACTCCATTATGGTATTTAGGCGAGTCCGTTAAGTTATTAGGTCAAGCTGACATTGCTTATTTCTGCAAGGATTGGGAAAAGTATCGAGGATGTTGTATTGAACATGAATGTTGTGTTCGGTATTCAATTAAACACGTGGAAGAAAATTAATTAAGGAGGTAATGAAATATGAGTTTAATTGTAGGTTCAGCTAGAATTGATGAAAACGGTAATCTAAAAAATGGAAAGGCTGGCGATCAAACAGGAAAAGAAGTCTCAACACAAGCATACTATACACATAAAAAAGGTTGGTACATTTTTCGACCAAAAAGTGTAGCTCATGCAAATGCTCTTGCTACTGCTATGAAACAAGCTTGTGACAATAATAAAATTGGATATGATCAAAATGAAAGAAACGGAGTTATCACTCAATTAAAAAAATATGGTTCATTAGATAAAATTGCTACAGCTACTGAATGTGACTGTTCTTCACTTGTTAGAGCTTGTATCATTCAAGCTACTGGCAAAGACGTTGGGAATATCACAACAGCTAATGAAGCTAGTGTATTAGAAGCAAGTGGCTTGTTTGAAGCTAAAAAATCTGTTACTGGTGAAGGAATGCTATACAATGGTGATATTCTTGTAACTAAAACTAAAGGTCATACAGTTATTGTAGTAAGCGGTAGAGCAAGAAGTAAAGCCACTACTTCCAATACTTCTACAGCAACTAAATCATATCTTTCTAAAGGCGATAAAGGTAATGACGTTAAAACAATGCAAACAATGTTGATTGTTTGTGGATATTCTTGCGGATCGTATGGAGCCGATGGAGATTTCGGAAGTGGCTCTGATAAAGCGTTAAGAAAATTCCAAGGAGATTATGGTTTAACTGTAGATGGAAAATACGGGTCAAAATCTAAAGCAAAATTAGAGTGTGTTTACAATCAAAAGAAATCTTCTAAATCTTTAGGAACATATAAAGTTACAGCTAAATCAGGCTTATACGTAAGAGAAGGTGCAGGGACTAATTACGATATTGTTCCTAAAAACAAATTAACTAAAAATGCACAAGAACATGCTAAATCAAACGGAGCATTAAGATATGGTACTCGTGTCACAGTAAAAGAGTGGAAAAATGGTTTTGCTCGTATTCCTAGTGGTTGGGTAAGTGGGGACTATTTGAAAAAAGTGTAAATTGATGTATAATATATATGCACATTCATTGTATTAGTTAATAAAAAAAGCAAAAAGTAATATTATCTATTCTTCAAAAAAATGTTTCAACAACTTTATTTATTAGCTAAACAGAAAGACCTACTCATTAATTTGGGTAGGTTCTTTTTTTTATGCTATAAAATCTAGCGGGTTGGCAAAAAGTTGGCAAAAATATGGCAAATAAAAAACAACCCAAAAAACAATAAAGAATAGGAGGTGCTATGCTTTGTGAAATAAAAATATAGAAATGAAAAAAGCCTTGATAAAATCAAGACTTTCTAATTTGAATTTGTGAATTATTTACAAGCTTCTTCGATAGCAACAGCAACAGCAACAGTAGCTCCAACCA